TTATTTCTTGCGTTTGTTCATCTGCTTGGCTTCCCAGAACAGTCCGGTCAAGACGTCCTTGATGCGCTGCTTGTCCTCTCCGCTCAGAGGGACCCCGTCAAACATGAGCTCGCCGTCATCCTCGAGCATTTTCTTGAAATCCCGTTTATCCCTGGAAGTTGCCCAAGCTGGAGCCGGTATCTCTTCGTGCTTGGCGGCATCCTGCTGCAGATAACCTGCTTTGTTCATCAGCTCTTCATAGGGAACCTCGAGCGCCTCCGCCATTTTGCGCAGCGTTTGCGGCTTGGGTATGCCCCGCAGCCCATTCTCGATCCGCGAGATCTGCGATCCGCTGATGTCGGCGGCCTGGGCCAACTGATTGATGCTCCAGCCTTTGTTCTCCCTCATTTCTTTCAAGTACGATCCAAATATGCGTTCCACGTTCCGGCCACTCCTCACCATAGTCCATCTGAAACATCTACTTATAGTATAAACGCATTCCCATCCTTTGCCAACAGGTAAAATAAAAGAGAGGATTATTGCCAAAAGGCAAGGAAATGAGAGGGATGTCCCATATTCCTCTATATAGTTCGTCCATTTGAAGGTTTACGCCGGTCTCCAAATAGTGGTATATTAATGAAAAATACGAACAATATACGAACACGAGATGAAGAACCGGCTTCTGCCAAATGGCAAATTGTAAGCTTGACCATGACAATAAAAGGGGAGTGTTTCCGAATGAATCCATTGTTACCGGAATTGGATCGCAGAAAGACCCAAAGCGCCGTTGAAGCGATATTCGAAAAATATCGCATCTATAAAACCATTACATTCGAAGTCAGGGAGATGAGCTTGACCGCATCCTACACGGAGCGGTTCCACGGACCGACCAACGTCACCTCGGACCAGACGGCAGCGGTTGCCATATATAATGTAGATATGCCGGCTGCCAGGAAGCAGTATTGCGAAACGATCGAATCGATCGTGGAACGGCTTGGCGAGCGGGAGCAGACCCTGATTCGGGAACGGTACATGAAGCAGGACGACGTATTCGATTACAAAGTGTACAACCATATCCTTGAGCCGCCGGTCAGCAAGGATACGTACACGAAGATCCGCACCCGGGCTTTTTATAAATTGGCCTTGGCCTTGGCGGACAGAGGACTGCTGAAGCTGCAGGAATTGGAGAAAGCCGCCAAGAGCAAAATGAGCTGACAAGCGCGAGCATGGATCATCACATCGAACAAAACCGGAGGACCCCAGAATGGAGGTCCTCCGGTTTTTATTTCTAATATAGAAGGCAGCATTTCACGGGAAAAACAAGTTAAGACTGGGAAATCAATTATAAATAAGAACGTAAGTTCGTACTTTTTTTCGCCGACATTCCGCTTAAAGTTCAGCATGAACCGTCCCATAAGGCGTCAGCGCATCCGATTTAGGGGTGTAAGATTGTATTATCGGAAATGAAGTTAAACAGAGCGTACCGAACACGCACACTGTCGATGTGAGCCGGCCTTGAGAAGGACCGGTTTTTTGCTGCGGTTGATGCCTGGAGCGTCTCATTTCCGATTCTTTATACGAAAAGAAAGGAGGGGGTCATATTGCACAAGCATGTGATCGTCGCGAGCAGCTGGCTGTCCTATGGCCGACCGGAGAACGTCCGGCTAACCACGGAATGAGAGGGGCGGTCAAACAGGCCGTCGCATTCCTTATTCCGGAGCTTGAAGGCCATGTATATGACGTGCATCCGCCGGACGGGGTAAGCGAACCGCTGTATGCCGTGATCACGCTCGGTGAGGACGTCTGGAAATCTTCATGGGCCGGGTACCGGCAGGTAGTGCGATTGAAGCTGCATGGAGATCGTTCCGATCTGCCGCAATTGGATCGATGGGTGGATTTACTCATTCAGGGACTTCACCGCAAGCGGGTTTCCGGAGCCGACGGCAATGCATTCAAGCTTCATTATTTGGGTGTCCCGGAGGCCGACAAGCTTGATCCTGTTACAGGCAACATGATCCGGGTCTTGCGATTCGGCATCTATATGCCGCAGGCATCCGGGACAGGCTCCGCCGGACAGCCGGATGAATGGCTGGATACGCTGACAGCCTGGACAGGAGATGTGCTGAATGATCATTGGCGCATCTACCATACGGCATGGCCTGCGGGGCGGGAGGATCACGCCGTATTATGGCGGATGACCGGCTGCGAGACCCGAATGGCGGGAGCTTCGATGTTCGAGGTCCGCAAAACCTTTATCGGGCATATCGCCTCCCTGGATTCCGCGGACGAGCAGCTCACGGCTGCAAGGCTGGTGGAGGAGCTTGGCACCCAGGTCCAGCTGGTTCTGGACTTACAGGAACGCCGTTATTTATCCGTTGCGGAAATTTCCTCCGATATGCAGGCCGATCCCATTCTGGACGGTCAGCTTAAGCTGACCCTGGCCCAGCGGAAGAACCGTTCGCCGGAGGAAGCCGCCTTGATCAGGCGCGTTAACATTCATCCTATCTTAAAGTGAGGTGGCCAGTATGGCTGTGAAAAAAACACTCAAATCCGAAGCTCCCGGGAGCAGCGCTCCCCGATATGCCTTGGCGGAACTTGAAGCACACGCCCATGAACTGTTCCAGGTTCGGGCGGAAGTGCTCGCGGGTGCCATGTATGGGGCAGATAGAGAGCAGTTCACGGTAACCGAGGTCAAAGAAAGAATCCAACAATTCATGAAAGCGAAGGTGGTCTAATCATGGCAGGTGGAACATGGGAAAGCACGAATAAACCGGTACTGCCGGGTTTGTATATGAATTTCAAGGCGGCAGCCGCGTCGGCTGTTCAGGGCGGCAGTCGCGGTACGGTCGTCGTGCCGGTCAAAGCCAATTGGGGACCGGTGCGGGAGTTCGTGGAGATCGGAAGCGAGTTCGCGATTTCCGAGCTGTATTCCGCGGATAGCCAGGATGGCGCTACCGCTTACGAGACGCTTTATCTGGCCTTGCTCGGCGGTCCGAAAAAGCTGCTGGCTTATCGTTTGGCGGACAATACGGCGGCAGCGGCTAGCGTGACGCTTCAAAATGCGGAAGCTGCGCCTTCCGACGTGCTGAAACTTGATGCCAAATACCCGGGCAGCCGCGGCAACGGCTTCTCCGTAACGGTGCAGCCGTCGCTGATCGACCCGGCCGCACGCGAGCTTCGCCTCTATGAAGGCGCCAAGCTGCTTGGCACCTATTCCAGCCCGGACGGATCCGCCGCGTCGATGGCGGCGCAGATCAACGAAGATGCCGAGAACCTCTGGGTGACGGCAATCGCACTGGACACGTCCGGCGTTCTCGCTGACGTGAACGGAGCCGCACTGTCCGGAGGCAAGAGCGGCAACGGGGGTCTGACGAATGCGGATTATGTCGAGATGTTGGATGCAGTCGAAGGTCAGGAATTTAACGTACTCGCCCTGGATTACGCTGCGGATATAGCTCTGCTGCAGAGCTTTGCGGCCTGGGTAAAGCGTCTCCGTCAAGAAGGACGCGGCGTGATGGCCGTATTCGGCGGAAGCGCGGCGGACGACATCTCCAAGGATGCAGCCAAGCTGGCCGCAGACCGGTCGCTTGCATTGAATCATGAAGGGATCATCAATGTGGGTACGGGCGTACGTCTCTCCGGCGTGAACTACAGTTCCGCGCAGACGGCTGCTTACGTAGCCGGACTTATTGCCGGTCAGCGCTTGAACCAATCCGCTACATACGCGGTAACGCCATTCGAGGACGTGACACGCCGCTGGACGCGCTCCGAGCAGGAGCAGGCCGTACGCAATGGCGTATTCGTCCTGTTCTACGACGGTCGTCAGGTCAAGGCGCTGCGCGGCATCAACACGCTGGTGAATCCGGCGGAAGGCCAAAACAATGCCTGGAAAAAAATCCGCTCCATCCGCGTGATGGATGCGATCCATGCGGATTTGCAGCTGGCCGCGGAACAGACCTACATCGGCAAGGTGAACAACACCGAGGAAGGCCGACTCGCGCTGATCGGCGCCGTGAAGGAATATCTCGCTTCGTTGTCGCTCAGCAATGTCATCGAGCCGGACGGTTATGACGTCATTCTCGATCCGGCCTACTATGGCGATTCCGCCGTGAACACGCCGGAGCCGGACCAGGTCTTCCTGCAGTGGAACGTGAAGCTGACCGACGTGATGGAGCAGCTGTTCGGCACGTTTTACGTGCAATAACGAGAACGTTCATCAGCTTATTTAAGACGAGAACCGGTCTGTCTTCTATGGATGCATGTCCATAAACGTTTTTCTTATAAACTTATCGAAATCGAGGAGGAACTTAACATGTTGGATGCTTCAAGAGTCATTATGGGGACATACGGCCAGGCATATATCGACGGGGTTTGGCAGACGCACATTAACAAGCTGGAAGCCAGCGTGGAATTGGAGAAGCGCGAGCTGAAGCTGGTCGGTAACGACTGGACGGTGCACAAAAACGGCAGCAAAAAAGGAACCGGCACAATGAGCGGGTACAAGGTTACTTCCGATATGATCTCCCGCGGCTTCACCAAATTCGATATCATCTCCAAGCTGGACGATCCCGAATCCTACGGCCATGAGCGCGTTCGCCTGATCCGCTGCATGCCGGACAAAATCCAGCTGGCCAACTGGACGGCCGGCGAGGAAGTGCAGGAGGAAACCTCGTTTACCTTTGAGGGGTACGAGCTGTTGGATCCGATTCAGGGGGATTAATAGGTTTCTTATTATCAAGGTCAAGTGCGGCGGAAAGCATGGGTTCGCCCGGTAAGGAATGCCTGATTCGGGCGAGCGTCGCCCGCTGAGTTGGGGGCTACTATTTTATAAGTAAAGGAGAGATATACGCATGAGCTTACATGAGAACATGAGCGAAGAGCAAATTTTGGACAGTCTGTTCGAGGCGGCAGAGAAGCTTCCTGAGGAAACGGTGCGCATTAAGCGGCTGGATATGCAGATGGTGCTGCAGGGCTTGACTTCAAGCAAGGTGGACAGCATCCGCGAGCGCTGCACGGTTCGCCGGACGGTGAAGGGCGCGGTGGATGAAAAGGTGGATACCGAAACCTTTAATGCGCTGCTCATCTCCGAAGCGACGAGCAGTCTGTCGGTGAAGGGCTTGACGCTGAGCGGCTGGGGCGATCCCCGGATTACGAGCCGCTTGAAGCTGTCGGGCGGAGAACAGGCGGTCCGCCGCATGCTGCTGGCCGGAGAGCTGGATGCCGTAGGCGATAAAGTGCTGGAGCTGTCCGGCTTCGGGGTCGAGATCGCTGACCTAAAAAACTGATCGGCTCCGGGGGAATGACGACGATGCTGTATCATCTATGGGTCCGGCATCACCTTCGTCCCGGAGATTTTTGGCGGCTCCCGCGAGGCGAGCGCCTGCTGCTGCTCGCTTTCTCCCAGGAGGAGATCGAGGGCATGGCCGGTCAGAGTGTGAAGTGAACAGGAGGTGAAACGAAATGGCTGAAGCCATGAACTACCGCATGAATCTGGTCATCGATCCGAAAAACGTGATCAAGGCCAACCGCGAGCTGCGGGCGATGGAGCGTTATTTTGAGCGGATCCAGGGGCGCGTCATGCGTATCGGACGAACCCGGATGGCGCCTGAAATCGTGCTGAAGGACAGCGCTTCGAAGGGGCTGGACAACCTGCTGGCCAAAATGCAGCGGGTGAAATCGCAAGTCATCCAAGCCTCAGCGAATGTGAAGCTGAATGTGCAGAAGCAGATCGACACAAACCTTAACCTGAGCGTGCAGAAGCAGATCGAGACCAGTGTAAAGGTGGATCTACAGGCATTTGGGCTAGATTTTTCTCCCCTGACCCAGGCGCTGGAGACGAATACGGGGGCGTTGAATCAGCTTACGAGTACCCTTGGATCGCTTGAATTTGGAGGTGGCGGTGGTGGAGAAAAATCTGGATGGGATACTGCTCTGAATGTTTTTGGTACTATAACCGCGATAGGTTCCACTATGAAAAATGGGGGCCAACTATATGGAAAAGGAACAAAGATGCGCGAAGCATGGGGTAAAGATAAACCGGCCCCTGAACCTGCCCCCAGGTCGGCGCCTAGGCCCAATGGGGTCAGAAGGGGGGGCGGCCGTGGATCCAATTCCAGTCAAAACCAGGCTGCCACGACCCCGAATAGCCAAGGAGAAAAGCCACTAACCAAATGGGGTAAGCGTTTTAAGAAGGCAGAAACATTGGGAGACGTTATCGAAACCTCGGGCAATACGGGAACTAGTGCAATGAAATCAATCAAGGGTGTTATGGATTTAACCAAGGGTATATTTGGCGGCGGCGGTGCCAGCGGCATCGTATCCGGCGGCGCGGCGAGCGCTGTTAAGGCCGGTGCAGGTTCAGATGCAATAAAACAGGCAGCAGATGGAAGTATTGGAGCTAGTGTAGCAAAAAATGCCGGCAAAAGCGGCCTAGGCTCCGGCTTAATGAAGGGGCTTGGCAAACGCGCCCTTGGCCCATTAAGTTATATAGCCGATGCGACCGCAATCGCTACCGCTAAGCCTGGGAAGGAACGAAACCAAGCGATAGGCTCTACCGTTGGCGGCGGCATCGGAAGCGCGATCGGCGGCATCTTCGGATCCGTGATCCCGGTTGCAGGTACGATGATCGGCTCAACGCTCGGAGGCACCGTAGGAAGCTTTATTGGCGAGAAGGTTGGCGGCGCCATTACCGGTATCGGTGATAAATTCAACGAGGGTAAGGAGACGGTGTCGAAATGGTTCTCTAAAACGTTTTCCTTCAGGAAAAAAGACAAGGAAGCTGCTCAACCGAAGGAAACCCCTTCGAGTGCAGCTGCCCTTCCGGTTCCCATCATCCCGAAACCAGCGCCGGCTGATTTCAGCAAGCCGCTGCTGCCGAATCCAGCATTGAACCCGACATACGGCCCGTATGTGCCGCCTACTCATGCTACAAGCATGAGTACTTTGGGTCCCCCTGCGAGTGCAGCGCAAAACCAAGCTTTTGCAGGGAAGCCGACGTCCCCGCAATCCGTTCAGATCAGCCCGGAGCAGATGAGCACGATATCCGGCTTGCTGATGGATTTCAAAACGGAGACAACCGTGAATTACAATCTACCTTCGGGCGCGGTACAGGTAACGGTGCATGAGGAGCACCCGATCGATGTAGAAGGATTGATTCTTCTGATCGGGCAGCGGCTGAGAGCCGAATTCAGCAAAGCAGCCCAGAACCGGAAGCCGACTCCGATGGCCTATTGAAGATGATGGTTAACGGCAAGTATAAGCGGGTTCGAAGGCATCCATACAGAAAGGAGGGGCCCTAGGTGGAGTTTATTTTGAAGAACGGCAAAGGCATGACATTCCGATTCCCGGTCAATCCCGAGGAGGTGACCATTTCACGGCAAAAGGGCCTGGAAACGGCCACGATTCTCAACTATGGAGAGTTTGATTTTCCGCAAGGCAATCGGATTAAGGAGATAGCGTTCTCTTCCTTTTTCCCGCAAGAGTATGATGCAGCTTTTTGTAAAGGCCATGAGAGAGATCATATCAAACCGCAAACCGCGATGAATAAACTCAACGAGTTTCTGGCGTATAAAACTCCGCTGCAATTTGTCATTACCAAGACGGCGGTGAACGTGCCGGTGTACGTCGCCTCCCATCAGTCCACGTTCCGGGGCGGAGAGGTTGGGGACGTGTATTTTGACATCACGCTCCGGACATGGAGCGACATGAAGGTGGCCAAAACCGCAGGCAGCAGCGGGGCATCTGGAACAAATAAAAAGCCCCGGGCCGACATGAAGGACAAGAACAAGACGTATATCGTGAAGGCAGGAGACTCCCTTTCCAAAATCGCCAAGCTGGAGCTCGGGGACAGCTCGAAATGGAACCAGATCTACAAGCTGAACCAGAAGACGATCGGCAAAGACCCGAACGCCATCAAACCCGGGCAGAAGCTGGTGCTGTCATGAGTTACAAGGTGATTTTGCAGGATCAATACGATCTGTCTCCCTTGGTGGAAGCTATCAACCTGCGGGATTCGCTTGAACAAGTCGCTTACCAGGGAACCATCAATCTGGTCATCACGCCGGATATGCCGCCGATTTCGCCGGGAATGGCGATCCGGATCAGCGGAATTCCATACGGCAAAAAAGATTATGTCCCCCTACTGCACCCGGCTGTCGTGTGGGAAGTGGAAACCTCCAATAATGGGGTGAAGCGGATGACCCTCACGCTGTACGATCGGACGGTATATCTGGACAAGTCGGAGGATGAATATCTGTTCCCGGCGAAGCAGACCGCCACCCAGCGGTTCAAAAAGTACGCGGCGGACTGGAACCTGAAAATTGCGGTTTTGCCCGATACCGAGAAGCAGCTGGGGCGTTCTGTTTACCGGACGCAGTCGATCTACGCGAGCATGTTCGCTGATCTGCGGGAGACGGCCAAAGCCGGCGGCAAGCTGTATCATCCGCGGATGATCTCTTCAGGGCTTGAGCTGTATGAGTTAGGAACGAACAAAGAAGTCTACATCCTGGAGGCTATCACGGATACTACGCAATCGCGGACGCTGGAGGGTGCGGCGACCAAGGTCAAAGTGCTGGCGACTGCCGCCAGCGAGACCGGACAAGAGGTTCCTTCCAAAGTAATGGTCATCGAGGAGAAGGATATCGCTAAATACGGCCAACTCCAAGCGATCATTCAGGATGATGAAGTGAAGTCGCCTGCGGCTGCCCGCCAGCTGGCACGGAGCAAACTGAGGGGGATTCGGGAGACGATCTCCCTGAATGCACCTGATGTCAATACGATCCGCGCCGGAGATGCGGTCATGCTGGGCTCGATGAAGCTGCTCGTGATTTCCGTCAGCCGTGAGCTGGGAAACCCCGGGAGCATGATGCTGGAGCTGGGGAGTTATGACGATGTAAAGAGGAGGTTTTACCTTGAATAAAGACCCCTATGGACAATTGGCGTCCTCCTTATATGCCTCATTGAACAAGCAAACCCGTCAAGCCATGGGCGGCGTAGGGGCCGTTCTCGGCACGATAACCTCGACGGGACTTAAGCTGGATGATTTCAAGCATGAGCTGCAGGACTATATGGTGGCGGAGCTGCCAGGAATGCTGTCCTTGCCCCGTTATACGGCTGCTGGTACCGCCACTTTGGGAGGACAGCCGCAGGAAATGACATTTGATGTGGAAGAAAATGAAGTCGAAGATACCCTTTTTGAGCTAGGGAAAGGCTTGAAACCGGGGGACCGCGTGCTGGCCGTTCGGGTCAACAGCGGCAATGACGTGGTCGTTGTGTGTAAGGTGGTGAGCAGCGGTGGCTAATTTGTTTCCGGAGAACGAGGACATGGTTTGGACGGATGCCACGGATCCGGAGGTACTGGAGGGTGAAGGAGCTGTTTTTGGACGGAGCTGGCGGTATGATTTTGATGCCGGTGAGTTCGTGATGACTCCCACCCGGAAGATTCCGGTTGCGGACGACAAGGAAGCCTGGGTCATCTGGTGCGAAAAAGCGATCCGTACGCCGCGATACCGCCATTTGATCTATACGCGCGATTACGGCAGCGAGCTGGAGGAGCTGGTCGGCAAAGGCTACGACCGATCTCTGCAAGAGAGCGAAATTCAGCGCATGGTAACCGAGACGCTGCTGGCGGACGCACGAACGGAGAGCGTGGATCAATTTCTTTTTGAATGGGAAGGAGAAGCCTGCCGTTTCAGCTGCCGCATTACGAGCGTTCGGGATGAGACGGAAATCATAGAAAGCGTGGTGATCTGATGGCAGATTTGCCGTTATATTTGTTGGATCAGACGGAAGAGAACATTATGAACCGCATGCTGAACAAAGTGCCTTCGGACATCGACAAGTCGGAGGGCTCTTTTATTTGGGATGCGCAGGCGCCGGTTGCCTTTATGCTGTCTGAGGCTGCCTTGTGGGCGCAGGAGCTGCTGCGTCGTGGCTTTGCGAGCACCGTAGCAAGCGATCATCCCGATATCCGGTCTGCCGAACTCGATCTGAGGACGGCAGAGCATGGGATTACCCGGCGTGAAGCGGTCGCATCGTCCGGCAGCGTTGTGTTTACGGGGAAGCCGGGGACGACCGTGCCTGCCGGAACCTATGTCGCTACGCCA